CTTCTAGCAGTGGGTGGAATAAACATTAACATAATAGACGAAAACGCTAACTTAAACGCTATAATAGAAACGGTTAAACAGTCTCAAGAAAGTTTTATTAAAAAGAGCTCAGATCTAGATTCTGAAATATCGAGAATAAAAACAAAAATGGCTGAAATAAAGCCAACAACTGATCGCGTAAAAGAGTTACTTATTGAATTAGATAGTGCATGTTTTTCACAACAAGATGAACCGGTTTCAGATGCAGACTTAGAAGCCAAAGTAAAAGATGCAAAAGGAAAAGACCCATTTGGAGCAAAATCATTTGATGAAACAGATCCTACTCTTCCTTCTATATATGATTACCGATATTGGCTTGAGTTTTCAAAGGTTGTAAACAAAGTAGGTTTGCTTCCTCTTCCTAGTAAGATACCTACTTCTTTACGATATTGGCCTGTTGGTTTGTTTTTTCCTACACCGGTTGGAAAACTAATAAAAATACCTCTTCCTATTATATGGATCCCTTTGTTAGTAACCCCTACTCCGATAGGTGTCACTGTTATATTTCTAACCATAAATGGACTTTTTATAAGCCCTATTATTTTTAATATAAATGCAACTGGAACAAAACAACATATATTAACAGCAAGAGGACCTAGTAGACAATTTGGATATACAGATGATCCAATAAGCCAGCTTTTAAGATTACCTTTAAATCTAGCTTCAGCTAAATTATCATCTCTTAATCAGGGAGGGCTTGCTAAACTAAGTAAAACAGAAAAAGAATCTTATGAAGCAGAATTAAAAGCTTTAGAAGAGAAGCGGGATAGAGCTACTCCTGGTAGTCGTAGGTATATTAAAATACAATCTAAGATAGACAACTTAAAAGAATCTGTTTCAGGTAAATCTCAAGAGGAAATAACTAAAGAAGCTATAGATAAAGAAGAATCTCCTCAAGATGCTATAGACAATGCTAAATCTTCAGTCAAAGACAGAATGAATCAACTTGGAGAACCTGAGTTCTCAAACAGTAGAGCCATTCAACAGCAGATAGAAAACAGGAGAGTAGAAAAACGTAAAGAAATAGACAAGGTTTACAAATCCGACCTTTCACCAAAAGAAAAGAGAAAAAAATTAAAACAACTTAGAAGGGAACTTAAAGAAGAAGGTGTATCTAAACAGGTAAAAGAAGATGCTATTAGAAAAGATTCTATGTCTTTTTTTGATAAAATAAAATTACCTTCTATAAAGATACCTGCTGATTCTACAAAGCTTAATCCTCCGCCTACCGCAATGGAACAGCTTAAAGATCGAACTGAGGAAAATGCAAGTAATTTTAAAGATGATCCTACTTCTAAAGAAAACCGAATGGTTAAAAACGCTATGCGTAGAGAGTTACCTACAGTAGCTGAATTAATAGAGATAAATGATATTCCAGTAAATGCTAACAATAAGATAGAAATATTAGGTAATGAAGCTGCAATAAAATCAAAATTAAATCAGATAAATCAAGCAATTGTAGATAAACTAAAAGGCGTTAGTAATCTAAATGAGGAACAAACAAAACAACAGATAGAGGATTTAAAAACCAGAATAGAATCAGAACAGGATAGTTCTACTAAAAAGCAATTAAAAAGAGATTTAAAAAAACTTGAAGCAAAGCTTAGTAATCATAATGAAGCTCAACAAAATAAAAAAGACAACTCATTAGATCAGGAAAAATTAAATGAAGTTTCAGATACTAAATTTAGTTTTAATCCATTAAAAAGTTTAAGTGAATTACAACCTAAAAAAATTGACTTTACACCTAAGGAAAGCGATCTATTACCCATTTCACAAGCAGATGCTTTATTAAAATCTTACATATCAGGGTTAACTTCTAATGATATAATATCTCTTTTTGGAGGATCTAAAGAGGTAACAGTTTCATCTATTCAAGACGTACATTTTAATATAATCAATACACAAGTTCCTGATACGCTTGTAATGAAAAATAAAACAAGTTCAAAAGATATCTTAAAGTCTTCTTCAGGTGTTCTTTCTTCAATAGCTATTCCATCTAAAGAAATTGGTTTATTGTCAGCCTTTACTCTTTCAAAAAAGATACCTATTGATTTAAACATGTTACTTGGTCCTCTTAGAAAAAAGGTAACGGAAGATTTACAAAATCTAGATGGCTGCTTACCTGTAGATATAGAAAATAATTTTAGCAGTTTAAGCTCTACTGATATAAAGGTGTTCATAGAAAACAAAGTAATAGAAAAACTAGATACCTTAACTAGCATACTTGTTCCTCTTTACATCTTAATAAAGTTAGCTAAATCTACTAAAGGTATTACTCTTTCCCAATCACAGATAACATCTTTTTTGACTCCTCCATTTGGTCCTCTGGATTTTGCATTATTTACTGCCACTGCTCTTGCTAAAGTAAACGCACCTAATTCAAATAGTTTAGGTATATACAATATAGAGGCTATAAAAAAAGCAAAGGAAACAATAGATCCAATACTCTCTCCAATAATGGATAATCCTGTTAGTTATATAATACCTGCAAGTGCAGCTAGTATAGGTCTTGCTAAGATTCAAAGACTATTACATCCTGTTATAGCAGCTGATGACATACCGCCTTGGGAGAGACTTTCTAGTAGAAATTTCTTATTTGTTTTATTTCTAGATGAGTTTATTTCAGAAGCTGCTGAAAAAGTTGGATTTTTTAGGTCATTTATCTAAAACCAAATCTATAATATCAATATAATAATTAAAAATATAGTATATGCAAAAAGGAAATGTCAAGTATGAATCACCTATTGAAGATTTCGATTGGGATTCTTTAACAAATGATAAGTATAATAACAAAATAAAACTCTCAGAAGCTGACAAAAAAGAGGGTACTAGAGTACTATGTAAGGAGTCATATGCTCAGGAATTATACGACATGTATAAAAAGTACGAAGTTGAAAACGAGGTAAACTTACATGTCAGTAAAGACTTAACTATAGGTGAAGTGTATAAAGTACATGCTAAGAGTATCTGTCTTGATACTGAAACTATTAAAACAGTTGAAGATAACTCTGGTGTTGAAATAATTATTCCATTAAAAGAATACGGTGGAGATATAGAAGAACTTAAAAACGGTCATGGAACCGCTTTTAAAGTTATACTTTATAAGTCAAGTGAAAACTGTGAATATGTAGCTTCAGAGAAAAAGAGCAGATCTATTAATTATAGAGACGAACTTTTAGAACACTTTGATTCAAATACATGGTTTGATGTTAAAATCAAGAGACTTATTAAAGGTGGATATATCGCAACTTATAAGGACGAGATTGAATGTTTCATACCTGGTTCTCAAGCTGGCGCAAATGTAATAAAAGATTTTTCTATTTTATTACATAAAACAATCCCAGTAATGGTAGATAATTATGATAAGTCAAATAACTTATTTATTGTTTCTTATAAGAAGTATATTAAACATAGCCTACCTGAAAAAGTTTCTGACTTAAGATTTGGAAAATTATACACAGGTACTTTAACTAATAAACCATATGACTTTGGTGTTTTTGTAGAACTTGAAAATTACTATACTGGTCTTATTCATAGTTCAGATTTTGAGAATTATGACTCAATTAAAAAGAGTCTTAAAGCCGGTGATGATATAGACGTTTATGTAAAAGGTGTTTCTTACAAAAAGAATCAATATAGAATAGTTTTATCTTTAAATAAAGATTCTATACCTGATGATTTAATTAAATGGGATCAGTTAAAAGAAGACTTGGAAGGAAACAAGTTTGAGTTTACTGAACATGAAACAAAAAGAAATACTATAATGATGTATTACAACGGTGAATCTATAGAATTACATCTAGATAAGAAATATAGAAAGCTTAATATTTCTGATTTTTCAAAAGTTCTTATTCACAGAGTGGACTCTGTAAACAAGAGGTTAAATTATTCTTTAACTAACTAGAAAAAACATATCCACTTGCATATCTTAGTGAGTATCTAAATAAATAATTATAACAATGGGCAATACAGAAAGTATATGCCCATTTTTAAACCAATAGCCTTTATACCCAAGGCTTTTATAAAAAAAATTTAAATATATGTATTTAAAGAATTCAGATAAAGAAAAACGATACTCAATCTTCCCAATTAAAAATCAAGATTTATGGGATGCTTATAAAGCAGCTGAAAAACAAACATGGGTAGCTGAAGAAGTAAATTTAGCTCAAGATGATTATGATTCATTACCAGATAATGAAAAATTATATTTAAAGAATATTTTAGCTTTCTTTACAATCTCAGACGGTCTAGTTATAGATAACTTATGCGATAATGTAATAGACAATGTAGAAATTGCTGAAGCTAAATATTACTATAATCATCAAATGTTTATTGAACAGGTTCACGCTAACGCATATTCTTTACTGATAGATACATATATCAAAGACCCTAAAGAAAAAACAGAACTTTTTGATTCAATGTTAACTAATAAAGCTGTAAAAGACAAAGCATCTTGGGCAGAATATTGGTTAAATAATGGTACATTCGTTGAGAAACTAATTGCATTTGCATGTGTTGAAGGTATAGCATTCTCATCAGTGTTTGCTGGAGTATTCTGGTTTAGAAGCAGAAAGAAAATGCCAGGGTTAGCTGAAATGAATGAATTTATCGTAAGAGATGAATCATTCCATTATGAATTCGCAGTTCAAATGTTTAGAGAATATGTAAAAGACGAGTATAAACCATCTAAAGAGAGAATTAGAGAAGTTATACTTTCTTGTTTTGAAACAGAAAAAACATTTGTTGAAAGAAGTATGCCAGAAGGTCTTCAAGGAATGACTAAAGATGATATGATTGAATATGTTAAATTTGTAACTGATATTGTTTTAAATGACTTTACAGGTGAAACAGAATTCAAAACTAAAAATCCACTTGATTTCATGAAGAAAATTGGATTATCATCTAAAAACAATTTCTTTGAGAGAAGAACTGGCGGAGAATACACAAGAGTAGACATACCTACTAGTAATGTTGGTATTTTCGATGAAGTTGATTTTTAGCATTAAGCATAGTTTAATAACAATGATGCAACACAGTTTAATAACAATGATGCAACATTAATCAATAAAAAATAAAACAGATGAAGATAATAAAAAGAGACGGTAGTAAACAATCTTTTATGCCTAATAAGATATTAACTAGGATAAAGACACAATCAGTTGGATTAACTATTAATCCTGACATGCTTTTTCAAAGGGTTATACCTCATATTAAAGATGAGATGACAGCTACTGACATAGATGAAATTATAGCTTTTCAAACAGCAGACCTTCAGATTCAACACCCTGACTATGCAATATTAGGAGGCAGAATACTTGTTTCTAGACAAGGTAAACTTTTAGAAGTAGAAGAAAAAGGAGTAGATGAAAAATTCGACTCATTTGCTGCTTCTACTTTTCTTACTAAATATTCTGAGAAAAACGAAGACGGTATTCCTATAGAGATTCCTTCAATGATGCATAATAGAGTAGCTAACCATTTATACCCAGAATCTTTTAAAGATAGAAGAAAATTGTTAAATGAATTATACGAAAAGAAAATTAACTTTGCTACACCTATTTTGAGTAATTCAGGAGTAGAAGGAAGAAATGGATTAATTAGCTGTAATCTTACTACTCTTATGGATGACAGTATTGAAGGTATTAATGCTACTCTTGATAAAATTGCACATGGATCTAAAGAAGGTTCTGGTATTGGACTATGTATTGATAGACTTAGAAGCTCTAAGAGTATGGTTACTAGTTTTAAAGGTAAAGCCGGAGGTGTAGTTAGATTCGCAGATATGGTTCAAGCAAAAATGAGATTCTATAAACAAGGAAATAGATCTGGAAGTTGCGCCCTATACTTATCAACTTGGCATAAAGATATCTTACCGTTCTTAGAATTAAGATTACCTATAGGTGAAGAATTAAATAGAGCAAGAGATCTTTTTACAGCTGTTACTATTGATGATATTTTCATGGATGCATTGCTTAATGGTAAAAAGTACTACCTGTTTTGTCCTAATGATATTAAAAAAGCTGGCTTAAAAGCTTTTTATGAAATCCATGGAGAAGAATTTAAAGAAGAGTACTATAAAGCAATTGAATTAGGATTAGGAGAAGCGGTAGAACCTAGAAAAATATGGGATGCTATTATTCGCTCTCAAGTAGAGAGTGGTACACCATATACTTTCTTTAAAGATAACGCTAATCGTAGAAATATGCAAGCTAATATTGGAATTATAAATCAATCTAATTTATGTGCAGAGATTATGCAAGCAAGTTTACCCACGTACACTCCTCAGTGTACCTTAGCCTCTATAAACCTAGCTGAGCATGATAACTTAAGAACCATAGCAAAGTCCACTAAAGTGCTTGTAAGAGCCCTTAATAAAGTAATAGATAATAATAAATGGTCAGACGAGTGGAGTAAAAAAGCTGGAGAAGACCAGAGAGCTATTGCAGTTGGTGTAGCAGGACTTGCTGATTTCTTTGCTAAGAAAAAGATTTCATTTGAAAGTGAAGAGGCTAAAAAGTGGAATAATGATATTTTTGAAACAATGTATAAAGCAGCTGTTGAAGAAAGTATGACAATAGCCATTGAAGATGATGAAAATTATCCAGCATGGGAAGGTAGCCCATATAGTAAAGGAGAAACCTATATTGAAGATTGGTCTCCACTAGGTAAAGGTGAACCTATCCCTATGAAAAACTCATTACTTTTAGGTTTAATGCCAACTGCTTCAAGTGCTATACTTCTTGGTTCATTTGAATGTTTTGAACCTGTTACATCTAATGTATTTAATAGAATGGTAGGTGGCGGAGAATTCGTAGTAATCAATAAATACTTGGTTAGAGAACTTGATGAGTTAGGTATTTGGAATAATGATATACGAGATAAAATAATAGCCAATGACGGTAGTGTTCAGGATATTCAAGAAATACCTGAAGACGTTAGATATAGATATAAAACTGTTTGGGAAATTCCACAAAAAGTGTTACTTGATTTAGCAGTTATTAGAAACAAATACGTAGATCAATCTCAGAGCTTAAATGTTTATCATAGAGACGCTAAATATAGTAAAATATCAAGTGCTCTAGTATACGCTTGGAAAAACGGTTTAAAGACTGGTTCATATTATACTAGAACCAAATCTAAACTTTCAAAGAATAGGAAATTGTCTGCTTCAGATAATGAGGCGGCGTCTACTCCAAAAAGACCTGAAAACTCAATGTTTACATGTGCTGGTGGAGGTTGCGACGCATAAAATTTGTCCTATACAACGGTATAGGGCTTTAGGACCGGGATAGTTACCGGAATAGAAAGCAGGTCGTTCGCTACGCCTGCTTTCGCTTTATCTAGAAATTAGTTTCTGAATTGTCTAATTTAGAAAGCATATAATCCATTGCTTCTCTTGGAGTATCAACCAGTTTAAATAGATCTAAATCTTCTGGTGAAATGTTACCTTCTTTTTTAAGCATCGTCTTTTTAATCCAATCTAACATACCTTTCCAGTAGTCTTTTCCATATAATACTACTGGTACTTTTCTCATATGTCCAGTTTGAATTAAGGTTAAAGTTTCAAATAATTCATCCAATGTTCCAAATCCTCCTGGAAAGGCAACAAATGCTTGTGAATATTTTAAGAAGAAAACCTTTCTTGTAAAGAAATATCTACAATCCACTAATTCATCTATGTAATCGTTCTCTTTTGCTTCGAAAGGTAATTGTATTTTTAATCCTACTGATACCTGATCTGTTTCATGTGCACCAAAATTAGCAGCTTCCATTATACCCGGTCCGCCGCCACTTATTACTCCATAACCGTTTTCTGTACATAGATATGAAAGCTTAGCTGCATCTTTATAATACTTATGAAGAGTATCTGTTCTAGCTGAACCAAATATCGAAATACATGGTCCTATTTGAGATAATTGATCAAACCCTTTGATAAATTCTCCTTGTATTCTTAATACTTGCCATGCGTCATCTATCTTTTTATTTTCCATATTAATCTAAAGAGTTTTTTGTTACCCAATATCTATAGCCTAGTAATAACTTTTGCATTTTATTGAGTTCATATACATTTACACCTCGTTTACTTAGACTAGGTATTATTATTTTATTTATCCTAGCTAATATTTTAAATAGAGGTTTACTATTCATTATGATAATAGTTCTTTTGTTATAGTAGAAGCTAATTTACCGTCGTACTGGCCATCGAAGTTGTCTTTTAAATATCCCATTACTTTACCCATTCCTTTCATTCCAGATAGGGATTCTTTCATAATAAATCCTCCTATCTTTGCTCTTAAAATATCTTCAGACATTTGAGTAGGTAAATATTCATCTATTATCAATAGCTCTTCATTTGTCAATGAATTAGTTGCTTCTGCGTTTTTAACCATTGATTTTAGCTTAGATATTATATAATTATCCTCTGGAGTTTTGCTTTCTTTTGTAACTTCTGTTTTTATGACTCCTAAGAAGTTTTTTCTTTGCATGTCTTTTGCTTTATATGCAGACATAAAATCCTCATTTATCTTTTCTATTAAATTCATACTTTTATCTTTTTTTCTAATACTATACTCCAAAACAATTCAAAAGTTATTGAAAATATGGTTTTTAATATAATAATATCTATTAAAGTATTTATCCAACCTGTTTCAAATACTGATACTATTCCATCTCCATAGAAAGCTGCTCCTAATATAAAGAATGTTATCATAAAAGATTGTGCAAAATGCCATAAGTCAGTTACCCAAACAAATATAGTAGATGAACCAGGAAACTTTTCCCCATTTAAACTATTACTATTGTTTTTCCATTTGTTTTTATAACTAATCGCAGGATTAGCCCACCATTCAAATCGACTACCTTTAAAAACGCTATTATCCCAATGAAAATTAACTTTATCCATTACTGCATTGCATATGGCTGCTAACACAAAAAATAAAACACTTATCATAATTTTTAGTTTATTTGCATTCCTGGAAATAGGAATCTAGCCAGTACTTCGAATAATTGAATATTATGGTAATGAGCTAGATACCACCCTCCTCCAAATATGGTAAACAGGATTATAAACAATCCTCTCCAGTATGGTAGATATGAATCTCTCCAGCTATCGGGACCAGATCCATATGCAAAGTTTAATTCTTTCCCACAATTTCCACAATGTGTAGGTCTAGTAGGTCTAAACCAAGGCAACCAAGTCCAAGGCTTTTCAATCATTCTACCTCTCCACTGCATATGGCTATAATTCCACCAATCCTTATGTAGGCATTTACTACACCTGTATTTCTGTCTTGTGAAAAGATTTAATGATGTTCCTTTCCATCTAACGTTCTTAAATTCATTGCTCAAAATAACCTCCTCTTTAAAATAATTCGTCGCTTATTGTTAATATACTAAGTTGGTCTTCATCCTCTATTAATTTAACTGGGAATCCCCATAAAAGCGCTACGTTATCCACTACTGTGTCTACTGTTTCCATGTTAAGTCTCTTTTCATTTATAGGAGTAAAGTTTAAAGTTAGTGTTCTATCTCCATTTACATCTACATCATATACTTGAATATCTGGAATATATGTAGATCTATTATATGTTTCAGAAAGACTTTTTCTAACATGTTTGTATCCTCTTTCATTATGAATAGCTCCTATTTCATAAAATCTTCTCTCCTCTTTATCGTCTACTTCAAATAATTTCATATCTCGTATCACTTTAGGAGAAAGATATTGTAGTACAAAGGTTTCATCTTTAAAGTTCTCCACGATGTATCTAAATGTACCTGGCCAATCTTTGTTTCCTGCTATATCTGGAAACCATTGTTTATCTTCTTCTGTTGGGTCTAATGCCATTCTTTTCAAGTCATTAAAGATATTAAAACCTAAAGTATATGGATTTATACCTGAATAGAATTTTGAATCAAATCCAGGTTGAAAGATTACGTTTGAATGATTATGGAAAAATTCCATCATAAACCCTTCGTCTAAGTAACCTTCTTCATACATCTGATTGATTATTTCATAATGACTAAATGTTGCACATCCTTCGTTTATTACTTTTGTTTGTCCTTGTGGATAAAAATATTGAGCAGTTTTTCTAACTATTCTAATTAATTCTCTTTGCCATGTCTTTAAACTAGGAGAATTCTTCTCTATAAAATAAAGTATATTTTCCTCAGGTTGACTCGGGAATCTTTCTTTTCTAGCTTTTCTCTTTGTTGTGTTTTCAGGTAAGGTTCTCCAAATATCGTTTACTAGTACTCTATCGTCTTCTAGTTTTTTCTTTAACCTTTCTTGTTCCTCTTTTGCGGATATTCTAGTAGGTTTAGTGTACTTGTCAACGCCATATCTTTGTATCATATGACAAGCATCTAGTATTTTTTCTACCTCTTCGTACCCGTATCTTTCTTCACAATCACTTACATATTTTCTAGCAAATAACATGTAATCAACAATAGCATCTGCATGCGTCCATTGTTTAAATAAGTAATTATTTTTAAAGAAGTGATTATGTCCATATGCGGCATGTGCTAATACTAATAACATTAAACATGTAGTATTATCTTCCATATTATAAGAGATACATGGATTTGAATTAATAACTAATTCATACGCTAATCCCATTTGACCTTTTTTATATCTAGACTTGTTTATAACAAAGTCTTTACCAAATTTCCAGTGATTATAAGAAATAGGCAATCCAACAAGCGAATATGCATCAAGCATTTGCTCAGATGTAACTATTTCAAATTGGTTTGGGTAAGTTTCTAAACCAAGATGATCTTTAGCTATTCTACTAATTATTTTATCAGCTTCTAGAATAGTATCTTCATTCCAGTCTGACCTTGAAAACATCTCTCTTAATTTTTGCTTTGTCATACCTTTTCTCTTTTCTTAAAGAAGTCTTTAAATACTTCCCATATTTCAGTATTATCTAATATTCTTCCTATATTTAGATTGTTTACATTTTTAACAACGCTATCGTATTGATCATATAATGTGCTTATTCTGCTCCTAGCTACTTCAATATAGATCATATATTGAATCTTTTTAAGTAACTTATTATGTAACATTACTCCACAGTCTATAGCATCTGTTAAGTCCCATACATCTCCGTCTGATGCCTGGGCTGCATAAATATTCCAATCAGAGGAATATCTTTCTTCTATAATTTTGTCCATTAATTCTAAACTAGGTAACACTATAGTTCCTCCACTTTCTCTAGAATTAAAAAATTCTTCTTCAGTTACTTCTTTAGCTTGCGTATGGTGTCTGATAAAAACAATTTCAATACGTTCATACTGTTTAGTTAAAAACAAGTATAGTAACATAAAGAATCTTTTAGCGATATCTTTCTCCTTTTCTCCCATTGAACCTGATACGTCCATTATGCAAAACATAACAGCTGAGGTAATAGGAACTGGGTATTTCTCATAATTATTATACTGTAAATCAATCTCTTCCATGAAATTGATAGACATTTTCATATTAGTAAGTTTCTCTAGCTCTTTTTCTAGTTCTTCTTTTTGAGCTTTAGTTAACTGTTTGTCTTTTAGCTTTTCCTCAACTTCTTTGATCTTTTTATCAAAGAATATTCCTGTAGCCATTTTTCTACTCATTGAGTTTTTATAAGACTTAACAACATTTAATCTATTCGGAGAACCTGCATTGGTAAAACCTGCTCTTTTTTGTTTCCAATCTACAACAGTGTTTAAATGTTTTTTTACCATATTAGGAAGTTCTAAATCATCAAAGAAATAATCTAAAAATTCTTCTCTACTTATTGTTATAGTAAAATCGTCTTCTGTTACAGTTGGGTCGTTAGATCCTTTTTGACCACGACCTCCTCCTTCTCCGGATAATGGCTTTCTAATAGTATCTCCTGGAACATACTCTTTGTTACCAGGGTGGACGTGTTTTTTATCACCTGTTTTACCGTCATAACTAAATTCCGGTTCATTTATTCCCTTAACAGGTATTTTAACACCTTTCTTAGATGAAGTTAAATCCTTAACATTATTATTTTTGATAATATTGGGCATAGCTTTTTTAATCTTATGCCCAATTCTTTTAAGTAACTTCTGTCTATTTGGTGAAGATTTACCTTTGGGATTATTTCTTTTATCTACAATGTTAATACCCATATGTATAAATCTTTTTAATTGCTTTTTCTAACTCTTAAATACCAATCTGTTAATAATTTAATTTGTTTATTAGTGTATCCTCTTTCTTTCATTCTTTCAATAAATTCAGAGTGTTTCTTCTCTTCATCTTTAGATGTTTTTGTAGAAAAAGATATAACTGGAATCAAATCTTCAGTTTTAGAAAAGATTCTTTTTTCAATAACATTCTTGATCTTTTCATAAGATTCCCATTTAGGAGATTCTCCATGCTTAGCTTTATGTCTTAAATAGAATTGAACTAAATCGTTTCTAAAATCCTTTGGATTAGCTATTCCTGCTGGTTTTTCAATTTTTTCTAGCTCTTCATTAAGTGAACCTCTATCGAATTGTTGACCGGTTTCAGGATCTCTGTAGTCGTTGTCTTGGCACCAGTGGTCTGCATACGTTATATATCTTTCAAAAAGATTTTGACCATATTCTTGATATGAATCAACATAAGCTTTTTGAATTTCATCTCCAATAAACTCAGCGTATTTAGAAGAGATTGTAGATTTAAGAATACTTAAATAATAATCTTGTAAATCTGCTGGCAATTGTTGTTTAATAATTTCTTGTTCCAATACATAAAAAAGATGTACTGGATTAGCTGCAATCTCATCAGAATCATGGTTAAATACTTTAGATAATACTTTAAATGCAAAACGGGTTGAAATACCGTCCATACCTTCTGTGATTCCAGCAAAGTCTTTATATTCTTGAAGTGATTTAGCTTTAGGGTCAACTTCTTTTAAGTTCTCACCGTTGTATATTCTCATTTTAGAAAACATTGTTGAGTTTTCAGGATCAATCAATCTTGTCATAATACAAAATTGAGCTAATAACTCTAATGTTTTAGGAGCACACGGTGCTTCAGATAATGAAGAATGATTTAATAGTTTTTCATAGATTTTAACTTCTTCATCTACTCTTAAACAATAAGGAACTCTTACAATATAAACCCTGTCTAGGAATGCTTCGTTTTTTCTATCGTTTGAGAATGTCTCCCATTCTGATTCATTTGAGTGTGCTAATATAACACCTTGGAAAGGAATTGCTGGTAAATTTTCTGTACCATTAAAGTTTCCTTCTTGTGTTGCAGTCAATAATGGGTGTAATACTTTAATCGGTGCTTTAAACATCTCAACGAATTCCATTAAACCTTGATTAGACTTACATAACGCACCGGAATAGCTATAAGCATCTGCGTCATCTTGCGAGTATTCAGCCAATTTTCTAATATCAACCTTACCAACTAAAGCTGAAATATCTTGGTTGTTTTCATCACCAGGTTCAGTTTTTGAGATACCTAATTGAGATGCAATTGATAACTTAATTTTTCTAACTGAGAATTTAGTAATATCTCCTCCAAACTCGGCTAATCTCTTGGTTGCCCAAGGTGAAGCACATGATGGAATATATCTTCCTGAGATACCATATTCTTCTTCTAATTCTGTTTTATAAGAAGAAAATAAACCTAAAGGATTTTCTAGCACCGGTGACATTTCTCCATCTGCTACTAAAACATAAATATGGCTATTTTCCATTAATTGCTTTAGTCTCTCTGCTAACGAGGATTTACCACCACCAACAGGTCCTAATAAATATAAAACTTGTTTCTTTTCTTCTAGTCCTTGTGCTGCATGTTTAAAGAATGATACAATCTGTTCAATAGTATCTTCCATGCCATAGAAGTCCTTAAATGAAGGGTATCTTTTAATTTTTTTGTTTGAATGTATTCTACTTAATCTAGGATCATCTTTAGTGTTTACTAACTCAGGCTCTCCTATCGCTTCTAACATTCTCTCCGCTGGTGTTGAATACACCGCTTTATCTTTTTTACAAAGGCTTAAATATTCTGTAATTTTAATATCTTCAGAATTTGATTCAAATCCGCTCTTAATTTTCTTCAAAAGACTCATACTAATCCGTTTTTTTTATAATATAAATTCAATACTTTTTTTTATTTATCTTTAAATCTTATAAACTAAAAAGAATAAACAATATATTTAGATAAATAAATCAAATTAATCAACAACGCAGTGATACGAAAATACGTTAAAGATTTTAATAGTTTTATACTGAACGAACAGGACATGGGTTTAGATTTAGGAGTAGGCGCAGAAGCTGAGGCACCTAAACCTGCTAAAAAGATAAATTTTTATTCATTCATATTTTTAAAAGATGGTAAAAAAATATCAACAGTAGGTCCTCTTGAAAAAAGATACAATCTTTATAAAATAAAAGAAACAGAACTAGATGAGTGGATTGATAAAAATATCAGTTCAAAAAAAGAAAGATTATCAGATTCATCTAAAACCGAAATAGAAAAAGTTAAATTAGACGTAAAGAACGCTATTATAGGAGAAAGATTTTCAATATCTCAATTAGACGAATCGTTTCTTGAAAAATTTAAAGCTGACGTTAAAGCTGGTCTAATAGAAGGAACAGACTCAGTTCAACATTACAAAGATAAAAACAATAAAGACTCTTTTAATTCACTAGAAACAATAACAGTTGAGTTTGATAAAAATGGAATGCCATTAACTACAGAATTAGAAGTTACCTTTATAGACGTATAAAAATATATTTTACTTTGAAGGTCTTAAAAAAATACTCTGAATACATACTTGAACACTCAGGAGGTGACGAATTGGATAGTCTAATAAAAACCCTTTCTGACTTAGCTTTAAGCACTGTGGAATCCCATGGTGAAACAGGTGACGAGTATATAATAGTCCAAGAACTAGAGGTAACTGAACCTTTTATAGACGTAGATATTAGATTCTTATTGAAAAAGATGCCTCGACTAGATTTAACCCAGGATTCTTATTTTTCAAAAATGAATTGGCAACATGAAAAATTAGAAGATCATGGATATGTTGTTACTGGAAATGTATTTATGACAAAGGGCAATATACCTGAGATAGAAATAATAATAGCCATTGATTCAGATAGATTAAATGGAGAGATGTTTAAGAAGATATATTTCAACTTAAAGAATACCATTTCCCATGAACTAAATCATTTAAAACAGAAGGGCTGGAATAAAGATTTCCATAGCATAGACCCTTCATCTCAAGAACACAGAAAAAAGAATAATAAAAGTTACTCGTATTTTCTATTGCCTGAAGAGATAGAATCAATGGTTTATGGAATGAACAAACAATCTATATCACAAAAAGTTCCTATAGATACTCTATTCGATAAACATTTAGAACCTTTTGTTGAATCTGGGTTTATGAAAGAATCTGAAAAACTAGAAGTCATAAGAAAATGGCTTCATCATACCCTAAAGTTTTACCCCAATGCTATTTTAAGTGAAAAATATAGCAATATAATAGATAATATTTAAAACCTTTTTTATACTTATTTGTAGAAGATAAAAAAATCAAATAAGTATGAGTAATCAATTTGAAGAACTTAGAAAAACAGTCTATGATGTGAAAGAATCTCTTTTCGCAGAAATAGAGGAATTAATCGCTACATGCGAAGAAGACGCTGACAAGTTTTATGAAAAAGGAAACAAAAGCGCAGGTACTAGAATTAGAAAAAGTGCTCAATTAATTAGAAAGCAAATTCATCATCCATCTATTAGAAAACAAATGGTTAAGATTGAAGAGGCAGCTAAGACTTTGAGAACAACTATTTCTGAAACTAATTAATTACATAGGGTATAACAATTACCAATAAAAATAACTTAAATAAATTTACATTATTATGAATGACTTTTTTAATTTACCAGAAGACGCGGTATCGTCAAACAATCAAAACAAAGAATACGAAAAAAAGGTAGATGAGAATCTATACGATCCTAATCCTGATTTAAGCGGAGGTGTATACAAATCTGTTATTAGATTTATACCTAATCTTAGAAATCAAGCTGAATCTAAATACACTAAATATAGTGCTAAGATTTGGAATCCAGTAGCTAGAAGATCTATAGTAGTTGATTGTCCTTCTAACGAAAATAAACCTTCGGTTTTATGGACATTAAGTACTATTTTAGGAAGATTATACAAAGAAGAGCCTACTATTGTTAAAGAAATCAATGAGAATTTCTCTAGATGGTATACTCATCATTCTTACGTATATGTTTCTAAAGATCCAACAGTTCCTGCTAATGATGGAAAGATTAAGATCTTTAAATATAGAGCTCAGATTAACGACCTAATTGAACATCAGCTTAATCCTGAAGAGGATGGTTTAGTGGATGGAGTAAGCTCAGTTAATCCTTTTCATTTATTACATGGTAAAGACTTTTTATGTGTAGTCGGTAAAAAAACCAAAACATGGAGAGACTGGACTAAATGTAAATTCATGGACGAAACACAACCTTTTAGATTTAATATCAAAGGTACTGAAGTAGTTATGAAAGATGATCCAGGTGCAATTCAATTACTACAACAGTTTTTTGATAAAACAGCGCCGTCTTTAGATGAATACAGACACGTTTCATGGACAGATGACACTTATAAGCAAGTAGCAGAAGCTTTAAAAGCAGCTATTCCTTATAAACAAGTTTTAGACATGCTAATTAGTGAAACTAGAGACGAAAAAATGAAAGAATTATTAAGTGAAGGTTCTACTGCAACAACAACTGCTGCTACTAGCTCTAACACTAATTCAGTAAATGATCTTTCATTTGGAGGAACTACTGAGAATAACGTAACTACTTACACTGATCAGAACCAATCGGATATTAATTTAGGAGAACCTACCACAGGTGATTCAACTGATTCAGGTTTAGAAGGAGATGAGTACGACGATATCTTCAAAAATCTTTAAAAAAAACAAATCAAAAATTATGTCTAAAGAAACGACAACAACAACAGAAACAGTAGACCAAACACAGGATACTACAACAACTGCAACAGGTGCTGAAACAGCTACACCTGAAAATGATCCAAATAAAGTTGTTTTACTTGGAAGTATTTCATACACTAACGAAAGCGAGTATATGGATTGGCTAAGTAAAATGGACGCAAGTCAAGCTATATTTGTATTAGTTGCTAGTGCAAATTTTTCACAAGCAAAAGGTGTGTACAATTTAGCTGAATCTGAGTTAATCTCTTCTGCAATTAGAGCTATCAAGAATAATTCTACTGATACTACTGCCGCTAAAGAGACTACTACTCCTAAAGCTAAAGTTGAGAAAAAATAAAAGTATCTTAATAGAGTATAATGGTTTACCTAATAGACGGAAATGCATATATAAACGTAGCACTAAATGTCATAAAAAGAATGCTTTTTAATGATAAGTCTAGTAGCGAAGACTATTATATGGAAGATATATTCAATGAAGGCAAATATGTTTTAAAAGAAACCTCTAGAATTAGATTTAGAGATTTTTGTCTAAATTATTTGTCTTCATTGATTTCTCCTGTTTACTCTGAAACTAGAGAAGTTCATATAGTATTTGATTCCAAGAGTTGGAGAAAAGAATACGTTAAATCTTTTTTTGAAAAAGAAGACTCTACTGATGATTTTCAATATAAGTCAGGTAGAAAAAAAGATGAAATGATACATCTTTTCTTTGAGTATTTTCAAAACACTATTCAACCTCATCTAGAAAAAGAACCGGGTATTAATTTCCATAGAATAAATGGAATGGAAGGAGATGACATCATAGCAACGCTAACTGAACGTAATAAAAATACTATTATTTACACTGTTGATAAAGACATGATACAGCTTGTAAAAAATAGTGGAAATTACGTTATAATGATTATGCCTAAGATGATGACAAAAACTAAAAAATTATTTTATGCTAAAGCTGATAATGCATCTAGCTCTGATTTTTTTAGTTTAAGTGGAACTGACTTAACTGGAGGTGTAGACACTATCATATCTAAATTTGAGAAGAAAGGTTATTCTAAATTTGAAATAGATCCTAAAGAGAGTCTTTTAACAAAGATATTTGAAGGAGATAAATCAGATAATATTCCTAGAATACATAAAATGACCCCGTCTAAAGTAAAAAAGATGAATACTTATCTTTTAGAAAAATACGGAGAAACTATATTTGAAAAATTAGATAACTACAAACAGGAAGAGTCTTTTTTACAAGAATGTGTAGATAAAGTAGTAGAGCTTAATAAAATTAAAGATGATAGTATAATATCTTCTTTAAAGAGCAACATATCTCTTAACATTAAACTCATTAGATTGTCTACTTCATTGTTACCTGATTCTGTTAAAACAACTGACTATGAAGTTATTTCATCAGATAGGACCTATAAAAAGTTTAACTATACAAAGTTAATAGAAATAAAAAATAATTCAGTACTAATATGAAACCATTATACGAAAGAATTTTAATTAAACCTATTGAAAAGGAAACTCAAACAAAATCAGGAATCCTTTTACCCGGTAAAGCCGTAAAAAGACCTAATATTGGAACAGTTATTGCTTGTGGAGAAGGAACTACTCATAATCCAATGAAAGTTGAACCTGGTGACATTGTTCTATGTAATAGATACGCTGGAATAGATATAGTTTATAATGATACTCCTCATTATGTCATTATGTCTAATGAAGTAATCGCAGTATTAGACGATGTTAATGAAGTTAAGCTTGATGAGTATGAATAGAAATAAAGTAGACTTTAATGATATATTAATAAGTCCTAGTATTCAAACTAACGTTACTTCAAGGGGAGATATAGACATCTATTATAAAGATGGAAAATTACCTCTTATAACTGCACCTATGGATACTGTTATTTCTAGTGAAAATGAACACTTCTTTACTAGCAATAGAATAATATCATGTTTACCTAGGGGTGAAAAAACAAGTCATGATGGAATAGAATCATATTCTCTTTCCGGTATGATAAATCTGGTTAAAAGTGGTAACATTAAGAGACACTCAGGTTACTTAATAGATACTGCTAATGGTCACATCAAAGATTTAGAAAGCATCACCAGAATCATTAAAAATGAATATGGAGAAGATATTTATCTAATGGTTGGTAATGTTGCTCACCCAAAAACATATAGATTATTGTCTGAAGCTGGAGCTGATGCTATTAGAATAGGAATAGGTAACGGAGCAGGTTGTTTAACTACTCAACAAACAGGCGTGGGTTACCCCATGGCTTCACTTATTCAAGAATGTTATCAAGAATCCATGAATCTCGATACTCCTGCTAAGATAGTTGCAGATGGAGGAATGAAAACATACTCTGATATAATAAAAGCTTTAGCTTTAGGTGCCGACTTTGTTATGTTGGGTTCTATTTTTAATAAAGCATTGGAAAGTTGTGCAACTTGTATGTATGAATCTCAATTTGGAAAACATCTAGATTTAAATGAACTAACCCACGCAGAGGCATTGGAGAAATTTAACTCAGGTATTTCTATATTTAAAAAGTTTAGAGGCATGTCCACTAAAGAGGTTCAACGAAAATGGGGAAGGGAAGAAATTAAAACTTCAGAAGGCATTTCAGAGATTAGAAAAGTAGAATATACTCTATCAAGTTGGGTAGATAATTTTGAACATTATCTAAGATCTGCTATGAGTTATACTGATTCAAGATCTCTAGAATCTTTTATTGGAGGTTGCGATATTTTAAATATTACAGATAACTCTTATAAAAGGTTTAAAAAATAAAACCTAAATTATTAAAAAAATCAATTATATATGGCAGACATGAACAGTTTACCTCTTCCTTTGGATAGAACATTGTTTTTTGCAAAGGATGTAAATCTAGAATCAATTGAATTATTATCTAGAAATATTCTTAGAATAAATGAAGATGATGATCATCTAGAAAAATTATACGGAGTGTATGATATAGACTACGTTAGAAAACCTATTAAGATAATGATTGATAGTTACGGTGGATACGTATATCAATGTATGGGATTGCTTGGAATAATGGAAAAGTCCACTACCCCTATTCATACGTATGCTACAGGAGCAGCAATGTCTTGTGGCTTTATGATTCTTATCTCTGGTCATAAAAGATTTGCATATAAACATGCTACTCCAATGTATCATCAAGTTTCTACTGGATTTTGGGGTAAAACTCAAGATATGGAAGAGAGCTATAAAGAAACAAAAAGACTTCAACAGAAATTTGAAAACATAACTCTAGATCTTACTAAGATATCTAAAGCTAAATTAAAAGATATTTTAAAAACCAAACAGGATTGGTACATGGATTCTAAAGAAGCGCTTTCTTATGGAGTAATTGACGAAATAATAGAATAATTATGAACAAAGAATTATATACAATGCTAAAATCAATGGCTGAAGCCGAGGTTGCTAAAGCCAAGATGACCTTAACTCTGTTAGGGGAACATCCTGCTGGAATAGGAGATCATTCAACAGAGGATTTTTATAAGAATGCTGATGAAGCTTTAACTAAACTGGCTGAAGCTCAAGATAAACTTGAATGTTTAGAAAAAAATTACCCTCAGCAAGTTAAACTTTAATAAAAAAGTTAGTATAATATTCTTATAAATAAGAAAAACGTTCTTTGATAATAATTGTGAAAGGTGTCAAAAGCCGACGGGTGGATGACATTGATATGTGCCAGAATAATAGGTTTAGCGAAGCCTATAATGGAATGTATTAGATCGATGGATCGCAACAGGGCCGGATAAAAAGGCCTACTCTAATGAGAATGTTGAACTAAGATAGCTCTTAGAATACAGGTGCATGATATATTAAGAATCTAAAAGATTCGCAAATCGTTTATGGGTAATACAAAAATCCCATTTAATGACTGAATAACCATTACGTTTGCGTGGTAAGGTGTTTCCAAGACTATAGTGGTCCTAATAATGTTTTAAATGAGTACAAGTTTAAAATGAGTTAGTCTTTGACAAAAGATACAGAAAGCAACGATAATTTGTAGTAAACGATTATGTTAGAGGTAATCTTTAATCCTCTCATATCATCTTTCACTTTTCAATATACTTAAAGGGAATTCTATCTATATAGTTTTCCCTTTTTTTATTAGTGCATATTCTTCTATAGATAAATAATATTACCTAAAAACATTTACAATATGTCAAGTTGGATTAAAAACTTTCAAGATTGGAATATATCAGAAGCTAATAGATGGCACGGTAAATCTATCGAAGAATACGTTGAAGAATGGAATAGCAAATTTGCAGGAAAAAATCTTATTTTCTTTGACACTGAAACCACGGGCTTACATCATCAAAACGATCAAGTAACTGAAATAGCAGCAATCGCAATTGGACAGGACGGTGAAGAACTTGGATCTTTTAGAAAAAAACTAGAATTAAATCCAGGAATTTTAGACAGAAGACCCAGAGCTGAAGGACTCCTTAAAGGGTCTGGATATTGGAATGATAAAGATACTTATGAAGATGAACAAGAATCATTAGAAGCATTTTGGGAATGGGTAGATAGTTTTGACAATGCAGTACTAGTTGCTCAAAATGCAGTCTTTGATATGAGATTTACTTCAAGAGTAAAAGGCAGGTCTCTTTCTAATTACAACGCTGTTGATACAAAAGATATTATTGAAATCATATTTTTACCAGCAATAATTGCAGCTTCCAATGCTGGAGATGAATGGGCAATCGAAGTATTAGATAAGCTTCCTAAAAGCGGAAGAACAGGTCTACCTAGCAGCTCAATGGGAAGAATTTCAAAAGCTCTTGATATTGATACGGAAAATTGGCACCAAGCCGATGCAGATGTTAAAATGATGATTGAAATGTTTAAGACTATTCAAAATTGGTTAGAGTCTAAATCTGGAGAAGGATTAGACATTAGGCCTTCTCAAGAAAAATGGATTAGCAGAAAAAGATATTTTGATAAAAAACGTAGAATGAATAGAAAAAAGTCTAGGTTCGATGACTAAATAGAAAGGGGGCTATGGTGAAGATAGCTACCACTAATCATTAAAATATATACACTTAAAACTTCCATTTTCTAAAACATGATGCTTTAGTCTAGGATATTCTTGAGATATATGATTATTAGTTATCTGCAATATAACTGATTCTTCTGCAGTTACGTTATCTAATGCTACTATATAGGATCTACTATTATTTTGTCTACATTCTCTAATAGTTCCATGAGACTGTAATTCTGTTTTTAAGGTATCTTCGTTCATAATTTTAATATTTTAATCTTATGTTTGGTCTATATGACTGATCAGCTGTTCCATAACTTGAGCTTGGATATGAATCATCTTGATGTTTATACCAAGAATCTGCATATGTATTATCAAAGTGACATTCAGCCCAACCAAATCCAGGGTTCCATGAACCGTCTCTGTTTTCCCAAATAATCAATAAACTATCTGTTCCATTATATTCAAAATTAGTATCAAAATCTATAGTTTGATAACCACTTGAATTAATTGTCCATGTAAAGTCGGCTTTAACACTTGTTAAATCAGCTAATCCGTTTATATTTGTTAAATCTGTTTTAACATTAGACCCAAATTCTAAATCACTAGTATGTGCTAATTTAAGAGTTTGATTATTAAAAGTATAACCTGGAGTATAACCGTTTACCTCTATCTCTAATCCGTGTAACATTTTAGCACCTGTTCCTAATTCACTTGCTCTTATGATAATCATTGATTGTCCGTAATCATAATACCCCTCTGCTGGATAATGATCTTCATTAGATGTTCCTTCAGGACTCTGCCATACAAGGTTTTGTATAGTTGTCGCGCCTCCTCCACTGGATCCTCCTCCTCCTTCTACAGATTGTGCGGCGCCTATCTGAATTACTTCATATTGTCCTTCAGTTAATTTTAAGGTATATAATTTTCCATCAGCTATATTAATAGCCAGTTCCCCAGGTAAAAGATCTGTTACACTGGGTACCTTTCCAGGCTCTTCTGAGCTCTTTAAAACTATAGTATTGTACTTATCTGACATAATTAAAAAGTTCCTCCTCGTATAACGTCTGACTCTGCTACAAGCCTTACGCCATCGCTGTATCTATTTCTAATAACTATTTCTTCTAATTCAGTTGAAAAGGCTAGGTTCTCATACCCTGTTGATGCAGTGTATCCTCCTGAGATATAGAGTTCTCCTAAATCTATGGTTTTAAAAGTAACATCTTTGTCTACTCCATCTCCGTGGTGTATAGTTATTCCTGAACCAAGATACGTATCATTAGTCTCTTCATCACTTCTATAATTAAAGACTATATTATTATCTTCTAGGGATAGTTCACCCAACTTCTTTAAATACGCAGGGATGTTGTCTATGTCTTTTATTTGACTTAAAAATAATTGCATTAGAAACTATTTTTTATTATTTATCTATTTTTTCCTTTTCCTTTATCAACATATACTGATAAAAGAACAATAGATAGTATTATGAAATATGTTATATCTACATCACTAAACATGCTATACAAAAAAAGGGAATATTTAAATATTCCCTTTTAAACTATTTTATAAGATCAATTAGAAACTAGGCGTAAATCCTGTAGATTCAGAACTTAATCCTCCACCAACTCTTGTGATAGTAATTCTATTAATGAATTTGTGAATTCCTCTTGGGAAGTCTACACTAATATCAACTATAGCGGTGTTAGCTTCAATTACTTCATTTGTATTATTCTCTGTATCAAACTGAACAGTATAACCTTGAAGACCTCTTGCGTTAACAACTGAGTCCATGTAGTTGTCTAATAATCCTTTTACTCTCAATCTTGTTATTTCATCGTTAAAATCAAATAAGAAGTTAACTAAGATTTGTTCAATATCTCTTTCAATAGTAGATAGGTTATCTCTAATATGAGCATTATTAAGAGCTGATTTAACTCTCTGATAAGCAGTATTATTACTAAATACAGTTATTCCAAAACCTCTACGTTTAACGATTAGGTTATGTCCAACTGGCTCTAAATAATCTCTATCTTCGTTGTTTAAATCATACTCTAATCCAACTACCTCTGGATCAGTGATAATCGCTCTTTTACCTGCTGTAATTAAGAAAGGAGTTCCATTTTTGAACTTTCTAACATATGCATTAGAAACATATGCAGCTGGCGGAACTGACTTAGTTTTACCACCTTCTCTAATTAGTAAATTAGGCATTACGAAATATTCATAAGAAGACATTGGAACTCCATTGATATCTTCATCTGCAAATTTAAAAGTATAGCTAGGGTTTAAACTTAAATCACCTCCTTTAGAAATATATTCCGTTGAAACTAATTTATTAATAGTATTTACAAAACTAGGATCAACTGATTTCTCAAATTGTTCAAATGATGGATCGTTTAAGATTGCCATTACTTTACCATTCATCGCAGCTATTTTTCCTAAATGATATTTAGAAGATTGTGATAAATCTCCTTCATAAGAATCTACGATATATCTATAATCAATAGTTTCTCTGTCTGCTAAAGCAGATGGAATAGCTGTATAATCAAATAAGTATTGTAAAATTTCTTTTTGTCTAGCAGAAGTTGAATTAGGAAGTAATCCATTTCTTATCTTAAATCCTTTTAAGGCTTGTCCTTTTAAAGTTCCTATGAAATTAGAAATTCCTTTATAAACTGATAATGTATTTCCAGTAGTATCTAATCCATCTACTTCTTCAATACTAGGTACCATAGTGGTAACTGTATATTCTAATCTATAAGGACTTAATTCTTCAACTGATGTAATAGAAATTATTTTAAGTAATCTAGGTCTAGAATCACCAACTAATCTAGCTTTAATGTAATGATTTACTTTTAAGAACTCATCAATTTCAGCTTTTTCAGCAACATTAGCTGTATTTATTCCTAATACTAATTTATTAGGCTGTTGTACTTGATAATCCGTGAAATAGTCGGTATCAGTAAGATCAAATACCTTTTTAAAATCTGATCCAGAATCTAAAGAATATTTTACATATTCATCAACATTTACGTATGAGTTTACACCAATTCTATTTAAAAGGCTAGAATCTTGGTATGTATATAATTTAATGTATTTGTAATCAGTTCCTCCTAAATCTGCTACAAAACCGTCTTCTATTTTAGTATAGTATGTGTTAGCTACATCCAATGATTCATCTCCTGTTTTTAAGAAACCGTTTTCATAAGCTTTATAAGTCTTACTATTTTCAAAAGCTATAAGATAATCATCAGCTGCAGTCCATTTAATTAAACTTGCTGTGGTTGCGCCTGTGAAATCTCCTTCAGGTAAAGTTAAATCAATTTTATAAATTAACTCTTTATCTGCAGGTTTACTATAACTTAGTAAGTCTATTAAAGGAGTGCTATCAGCAACGGCTCCACTTGGTTCAAATCCACCGTCATCTATAGAATAAGTGTTATCTGAATCTAATTCATCATATCCATGGCCTATGGTATCAACTCTATGCGTTTGCATGTTAATATCGCTAAATGAATCATCTTCAAGATCAATTAAATCTAATTTATCTGCATCTAATGCGCATAATAAACCAGTTGTTGCAAATAATCTATTAACTAATGAGTCAATTGATGCAATAGTTCCACTTTGATCTTTAAATTCTGGAATTAAACATCCTGTAACTCTAGCAATTGCTTTAACTTCTTGTAAAGCTATAAAAGAAGGAATTTGACTATCAATTAAACCGCTTTCGTCAAAATATTGACCATACACAGCATCTTTAGATAATCTTATATTGTTTGACCAGTCTCCTTCTACTATAATTACTTCTACGAAATAATCAGATATGAAATCATCTGGACTAACAAAATTTGGAAAATCAACTGTTTCTCCAAAGCTAGCGTACCATTCTTTTGCAGTTACATCAAATCCCGTAACTGTTGCTTTTCTAACCCAAACTGTCATGTTATTACTTCCAGTGTTAGCAAAGCTTAATATCTTGTTAGATGCAATTGACGCGCTACCAAACGCACTAGGGTTAACAATGTAATCGTCTCCTAATGCTATGTTTTTTGATTTATTAAGGCTTTCGTCATCTGCAAACCATAGTTTTCTCCTATTAAAGAATTCAACTAGAGTATATTGATAAGGTGTTGAGTCTTCATTATTAGATGAAGATTCAGTATTAAATGTTGTAAAATAGGATTTGTCTAAATTAGCAACTACGTCTGTATCTGTATCTAAAGGTAAAACATTCATTGCAAACACAGGACCTTCCCTTAATGCAACTTCTATTGTTCTGTGAAAATAACTACCTTGCTTTTCTAATTGAGTATCTCTATCTCCATACACGGCGTTTAATGTACGTAAATCGTTTATTAAAACCACTGTATTAAAAGGACCTTTTCTACTAGATCCTATAATTAATCTTCCTGTAGTAAGCGGCAAAGCTAGACCTTGACTTTGGTCTATCTCAACAGTATATACTCCGGAAGATTTGAAATTGTTTAAGTTTAATACTTTTTCGGCCATTTCTGATACTATATTTTTAATTATTTATCCAATATTTATACTAATAAAATTAAAAATGCAAAAAAATAAACCTTTTGCAAATATTCAGTAAAAGACTATATAGTTGAAAAAAAATAAATAGTATGGCAAATTCAGACAATCAATGCGCAAAATTAGAAGTTCAAGATTATACTGACGTAAAAGATACGTTTGGAATGATTTACAACAAGCAGAAAGAATTACAAGAAAGATTAGGTTTAGATTATAGTAACCTAACTCTTAAACAGATTGCAGAAACCTGGATGGTAAATAAGCACGCAATGAGTGATGAACTAAATGAGATGTTTGATGCCCTAGGTGGCATAAATGACGGTATAGGATCAGCTGCTTGGAAATATTGGAAACAGGATCATTCCAAATCAAGTAAAATGACTATTAATGATCTATCTGAAGCTGATAAATTAGAACTTTATTATGAATGGATAGACGGGTTACATTTCTATATGAATTTTGCAATAGCAATAGGAATGACTAGTGATGACATAGTAAATCTATACATGGCTAAGCAGAAAGAAAATATCTCTAGGCAAGAAAGAGGTTATTAAAAAAAATATAATATTATGAATATTGTAAATGACAATCAAAATCCACAACCTAATCAATCAAATCCTTTAACTTCAGCTCATTTAAAGGATGCAGAATGGTTAGTATGTGAAGAGTGCGGAAGCAAAACTTTTGTAGAAGCAATGCACATAAAAAAAATATCAAAATTTTTAACAGGATCTGAAAGAGACAGTATCGCTCCTATGCCAGTTATAGCTTGTATGTCATGCGGTCACGTCAATGAGGACATGTTACCTAAACTATAAGCATATATGATAGTAGCTAGTGAATATAATGAAAAAATTCAATCCTTACTTGTTTCTTACATAGCAGAGAACGGTAAAATATCTTACATACAAAAGAAATTACATAAATCAGAACTATTTAATTGGACTATTTCAAAGACTCCTACGGTTGATAAAAACTGGGACGGAAGATACATTAAGAGAACCCCTTCTTCAGGTAAATGGTTAAGTAAAGAGAGAATATTTGAACTTATTCAAAACAAATTCTCAAAACAGGAGCTTGATCTTGTATATGAATCTGACTTTACGCCAAGTAAAGCCTATTTAGATATTGAGATAGAGTTAATAAGTGATGATTTTCCTGAGCCTGAAAAAGCAGCAATGCCAATCAATCTTATAACGTTCTGTAATAGCAATAACGATTGTTACGTATTAAGCACTATGAAGGATCCTAACACTGGTACTTTCTTAACTAAAGACGATGAATCTAATATGAATGAATTTGTTCATGACTACTTCAAAAAAGTAGATAATGACAAAGAAAGTGATAGAAAAATATTAGATCAGCAATTTAATATAAGGTACATGTATTTTAACACTGAAGAAGAGATGATGTCATGCTTCTTTCATAAAATACTGCCTAAAATACCTGTTATAACAGGCTGGAACGTAATTAACTTTGACTGGGTTTACATGATGAATAGATGTAAAAAAATAGGGATAGACCCTTTTTTAAATCTTCCTAGTGAAAGAGTAGTTTCTAAGCACAATAAGATTCCAATACATACAGCCGTATTAGATTACATGGATATGGTTATGCAAATGAAACCATTTAAAGTAATCGAGAACTATAAATTAGATTATTTTGCAAATCTATCTTTAAAAGTAACTAAATTAAAAAGTCAACACAAATCAATGAGAGAAGCTCAGAAATTTGTATCTGAGTTTACGATGTATAATATTATTGACGTTTTACTAGTTAAAATGCTAGATGATAAACATGAGCTATTAGACGTAGCTTTAAGTTTGTCTAAAGTTGCAAGAGTTGAGATCAATAAAGTATTTAACCCTGTTCATATTACAGAAACTTTAATATGCAATGAATTTTTATCTAATGGCTTGAGAATGGCTAAAGATGGAAAACCTGAAAATGCAAATAAGTCAGGTACATATACTGGAGCTTTTGTAATGCCACCTATTCCTGGACACTATGATTATGTGGCCTGTTATGATTTTGCTTCTATGTATCCTAACGTTCAAATGCAATTTAATATTTCACCAGATTCCTTTTTAGGAAAAGGAAATATTAAAAGAGATGGAACTGAGATACCTACAAAAAACAACACTCTTTTTTCTGGTAAAAAAGATTCAGTTACTCGTGTAATATTAAATAGATTATATAATAAACGAGTTGAAACAAAGAAAAAAATGAAAAACCTATAATGGAATATTTTTGCAACTATACATGTACTGATTACACTAATACATACGTCTCAAGTTGTACACGTGAGGATATTATAATAAATTATGAATTTATAGAAACATGTTAGGTTTTATCAAAAAATATTTCAATAAAAAAAACAAAAACAAAATGGATACTGAAAGATTAATAAGCTTAAAGGAACACTTTACAGGTCAAAAATTTCAATGGATAAAAACTCCAAAACAAGAATTATTAGGAAAAGTTGTTAAATGTAGGGATATAGAACCAAAAGGTAGAGGCTTTATGGCCATATTTAATGATGGTTCAACTATTTCAACAGATCTATTAAATAGAAATTTAATGATGATAACAGATGGAATGAACCCTTTAACTAAAGCTGAAGTGTTATCTATAAATGGACCTCAGGTTCCGCCTTCTACCCAGGCTCAAACCGGTCCAACCGGAAGCGGACCTATCCAAATGCCAGATGAATTAAAACATTTTCAAACTCCTCCATCTGAGAGAAAGGTTAACCCGGTAGAAACAAATGTTAAATCGGCTACACCAACTTCAACGCTAGAAGGTCCTAAAGAGGAAGATACGTCTAATATGTTTAGTATGTTTAACGCAGAAGAGACTAACCTAAACGTTAATGTTAATATAAAGCTACCTAATAAAAAGCTTTTAAAGATGATGTATGAAAACGCTGACGATAAAGAAAAGTTTTTATTAGATCTTTCTAAATACGTTTATTCAAAGATAAATAACAATATAGTTAGAGAATCTCTTGAAAAAACTCTAGTCCCTACACAGAGAAGAAAAGCAACGGTTAAACCGGCTTCTTCAGAAGTAGTGGTTACAGAAATAAAGGAAGATAATGAATAATAAAAAAGAACAAGTTAAGCAATTATTATATTCAAATGATGACAATTTAGAAATAAATTGGATATCAGACGGAGAAAATGGATTTCAAAGAAGCGTAGATTCTAAACAAGCAGTTTCTATACTTCTTTTTGATTTAACAAATAGTATGAAGATAAACAACATATATCTGCTTAAACAACAGGATTATTCAAATGGTGAATCTTGTAAATCTTGCTTAATCGAAGATGTTAACTCTAACGTAGATGATGATGCCTACGATACTTTTTTAAGATGTGTAGAAAAAGATTTAGACATAAAAGATCCAAATATAGATTCATGCTATTATCTTGGAAAAATTAATCACAACATTCCTTTTAAAAAGACATATTCATGTTACGCATTATGTCTAAATGATTATATAAAATCCCCAGATGGATTTAAATTAGATATTCCAGAAGAAGCTATGGATGGAAAAAAATACTCACTTGAAAAAATGAAATTTTCTAGAGTTATTAAAGGTGAGTGTCAAGATTCATTAGTGTTATCTAGCTGCATGCTTCTTCTTTCTTACCTATCATAATTTTTTTACCGCTATTTATAACGTTTTTTACTACAAAAAAACGAAAACCGTTCTGCATTTCATAGTACAAAAATAAAAAATAATATACTATGAGTAAAAGTACAGCAGATACGCTTGCAGCATTTAGCAAATTCAACGACAAATTAGAAAAAGAAACAAAAGGAAGAGTAAAATTAAGAGGCTTTTCCGATATAGATGAGTTTATACACACAGGTAATTATCTGTTAAACGCTCAAATGTCTGGATCTTTAAGAGGAGGTTATCCAAACGCTAGAAGTTTAGGAGTATCAGGTGACTCAGGTACCGGTAAAACTTTCTTAGCCATGAACGCAGTATATAATGCACAAAAGCAAGGATATGTTGCATTCTATATAGATTCAGAGGGAGCTCTAGATTCAAAAGATTTTGAAAACTTCGGTATTAACATGGATCTTCTTAATTACAAAAGAATGGCTAAAATATCAGAGGTAAAATTCTTTATTAATGATATTATCAAAACAGCTGAAGCCAATCCTGGTTTAAAAATCATGGTAATCGTAGATTCACTAACTCACTTATTAACTGATAAAGAAGTAAACGATTTAGATAAAGGAAATAACGCACAAGACATGGGTCTTAGAGCAAAAGAGCTTAGATCTTTATTCAAATCATTTACCTTAGATCTTTCTAATCTTAAAATTCCATTGATATTTACTGCTCATAACTATGCAGGTCAAGACCAATACGCTGGTAAAACAATGAGTGGCGGAGGAGGTCCCTTATATGCTGCTTCTGTTGTAATGATGCTAGCTAAAGGTCATTTAAAAGACGATGACCAAGACGATAAAAAGAAAACCGGAGTAATAGTTAGATCTAATACTGATAAAAACCGTTTAGCTAAACCTGAAAGAATAGAATTTCATATTAGTTTCCATAAAGGAATGAATCCGTATGTTGGCTTACAAGATTACATTAGCTGGGATGCATGTGGAGTAGGTAGAGGAAGCGTCATTTCAGAAAAAGATTATTCTAAATTATCTGATTCAGACAAGGCAGAATGTAGAGAATTTGAAAGAGAAGGTAAAACAGTGTATTTCCAACCTAAGAAAACCGCTAGAAACTATATTAACAAATGGACAGGAGAAGCTATTCCTTGGAGAGAAATATTCTCTGATAAAGTCTTTACTGATAAAGTTATAGATGAGCTTGACGAGAATGTAATTAAGCCTAAATTTAAATATAGTTCTATATCTGAGGTTCTTAAAGATGAATTAGAAGAATTAGAGGACTCTTTTGAAAATTCTGCGTCTAATGATTAAATTAAAACAGGACCTTCAATTAAAATATTATCTAAATGTTCATTTAAGTGGAACTATTTGTAAATATTCAGTTCTATATGAAATAATAAACTATATTATTTCTAATAACATCGAAGGTAAAGACAAAGATATAACTTATAAGAACGTAAAGTTCTCTAGTAAGACTTTAAAATATATCTTTGGAGATTCTTTCAATGATGAAGATTACAAAGAAAATATAGTGACACTAATTAAAGAACTAATAACAGATAAATGCATAGATGTTAGATCAAAAACTTTTCACATAACAGAGAAAGGAATATCTAAATTTTATCAAATAAATGAAAATTATAAAGCATGATAGACTTCATTGAAAATATAGAACTCTTAGAAAAAATGGTATGGAACTTTGTTCTAAATCCAAATGCCGACGAGGATTTATTAAAACCATCTAACTCTGAAGAGTATTTAGATAAAAAAGATTTAATATCAAAAATAAAATCTAAGTTTTTTACTAACGAAGACTTACAAGTTACTTGGAAATACGCTACTTTATACTACACAGATCACGGTAAAATACCTAGCAAAAAAGAGCTAAAAATATTCTTAGGATTAAAAAATCAAGAAATAGACGAAATAGTTTTAGACGAGATATACAATTACAACCTATCTGAGCATAATTATAGTTTCCTATATAAGTACGTTAAAGCATTTGTTTTACTTAGAGGTTTTAATATACTCTTAATAGATATGTTAACTACTATCAAGACTACTAATATAAACCCTGAGAATATAGAACAGGTAATAGAGAGTGTTAGAAACAAAATGAACGATAAACTCTCTATTAATTTTGAAAATGGTAGAAGCGGACTTAATATAATGAATCCACAACACCACATTCAAGTATCTAAAGAAGGTCAGCCTACTGGTTTTACATTTTTTGATAAAACACAAGGAGGAGGTTGGAATCCAAAAACATTAATTGTATTTCAAGGTAGACCTAAAGTTGGTAAATCAATTGTTTTAGGTAATGTAGCAACCCGAGCTTTTCTTGCTGGAAACAATACAGGTGTAGTTACTGTAGAATTATCTGAATCTAAATACATGAAAAGATTAGGTTCAAATGTTCTAGGTATAGAAACAAGTCTTTATGATACATTTACTTCAGAAGAAAAGCTTGGAAAAATAACCCAAAAA